GACATTAAAGATAGCGTTTCCCATTTCCTCGGCCAAACGAGATATAACATTAGGCTTTCGTAAGTTGCCATCGGTTTCATTTAAGGCATACTTCAAAGCTTCATCATACTGCATCAGATGGAACATAGCTGTAATGTCAGCATACGCTTCATGGAATGCCCAAATCTCTGGTGCCTGGGTGCTCCAAAAGTCGGGTCGCTGGGCATCTAGGAGAGCATGACCTAATTCATGAGCTACGATATCGGAAGAATCAGACGTGTAAACCATTCTTTTCGTCTTCGGATCTCGTTCAAAAAAGAACACCAAATTTCGACGATCATAATAAGCGTTCAGACCCTTTCGGGCTTTTGGTAAAACATTTAACGGTCTACCGGATGCCCAACGCCCAATCGCTCGTTCAATTTTCTGAGTTGCATGAATTCCGTTAGCCACGGTAACATAACAATTGGCGACTTGCTGATCGGTGGGTTTTCCAGTCCATCCTTGTACCCTAAACTTCAACGATGACATTCCAGCGGGTGAAATTTTGGCTCGCAATGTCGGTGTAGTAGGATCGTTGATTAGGTAATTTATTTTCGGTGTCGCTAAAGACGACACAATTTCATACGGTTTATTCGGACTCCGTTTGGGCAGTAGTTCTAGAATCTTGTCAACAAGCCACATTTTTGTTCTCCTTGTTAGTCCTTTAATGTATATAGGAGACTAACAAATGAGAAAGAAATTAGTGGGCAAGAAAGCCAAACAAATAAAGAATGAGTTGAAAGAGGGAGTCGAGAGTTTGGTTGGCAAAAAAGAGTACGACCAGTTCAAGAAATTTGCCTTCAAAGGGCACATGATACAAATGGCTATTGCTTTCATGATGGGGGCAGCTTTTAACAGTGTCATCAAATCAATTTCTGAGAATCTAATTATGCCAGTCATCAACTTTGGCCTGTCAAAAACTGGCGAAGATTGGAGACAATTTACATACATGCCAACCGAAGGGCTAACTCTGGAAATAGGCAAATTCTGTTCCGCTTTTGTCGATTTTTTCTTAATATCTTTGGTCCTCTATATATTCTATGTGAAGTTGCTGAAACCAATTTGGGAGGAGAAACCCGAGATAAAGTGCATCGAAACAAAGAAGTGTCTAGTTTGTCAAAGTGTTATACACTGGCAATGCGAACGCTGTCCCCAATGCACCACTTGGTTGGAGAAAATAGGTAAATGAAAAGTCCTGAACAATACGAAAAGGACATCAGTGAGAAACGACTCATCGAAGCAACTAAAAAAGGGTTGACTGGAAGAGATGGTAAGTTGGCCGTTGTCCTCAAAAGTCTAGGCCAACCAATTGTCCACCACTCAGATGGTGGTGGATTCGTAGACACTAACTATCTCGATGAGGACATGTGGGGAGAATCTATCGAGGATGCACGTACAGCAGAACAATTGCGAGATAGAATCCCCATGCACATCGACCGAGATCCAGAGCTTCTGATGATGCCTGGAGAATATGAGGAAGATGATGGGCAACCCTATGGTCCTTGGAGACAGAATACAAATATTCAACATATAGGACAATTTATCATTGGATGGATCTTTGATGGCCTGACCCGAGGAATGCACTTGGAGATCAAGTACATGGAACATAATAATTCTCTAACTTGTCACTATAAAGGCTACGAAGTATTTAGAGAAATTAGAGGGCAATTAGTTGGGTATGCTCCTCTGGATGAGTGGGAAACTTGGGTGGATCGTCTCTTTATTGTAGCAAAAGAAAAACGGATTGAGAAAAAAGCGGTAACTGAACAAGAGTACAGCTTAGCAGCAAAACGAGAAAAAACATCTTGGTGGCAAAGATTCCGTCTACGTTGGGGACTCTAAGGAAAATACTGCCTACTTCATTTACAAGAAACAGAACAAAAAAGACCCGTGGATTTCACGGGCCTTTGCATGTCACTAAAACTGCGGGTATAGAATCTTGTCGTAGGCTTACTTTGTACGTTTTTCTCACTAAGGGGAAAATTATGTAACCGTAGCCTAACTCCATCTCGGGTTATAGTACGAACAAAATCCAAGCTAATCCAGCCACCTCAGCAGCGATAAGGGCGAGGAGTACAAGGTTCAGTTGGGAAACCGGTTTCTTCTCTTCCAACCGCTCTTCAATAATGTTTTGTACAGAAATATAGGATTCCTCTTCATATTCTTCTTCGCCCATTGTTTTTGCTAAGGTAACCATCGCATCCTTGATGTCCTCACGCAACTCTTCCCTAGAAACGAAACCAGAATCTCGTTCCTCTGGTAGAGATGCAGCGGAAACAATTTGTTCGCGGACTTGAAGTTCAGGTTGTCCCATGTCTTCAACTTCCCTGCTCACTATCTCCCCTGTATCCTCATTGAGAATTTCTGTTTCTCGTTCATAGACACAAGGACGACGACGAACGATTTGTCTCTGAGCTAGACGAAGTTTTCTCTTAGGTTCAACCCAAGTTTCGATGACTTCTGTGCCATCAGAAACGGTCTGCACACGCTCCGCATGACGACCGTCCTCTAGTCTAATTTGTTCGCGGGTTTCTTCAGTCATAACGGCACTCCTGCATTTCGAGAATGATTGTGGGTTCACCCATCAATATGTATGATCGAGGACGACAATTTAGGAGAGTTTTGCTCGCAATGAATTAGGGAGGAGTAATAAGATCGCTTGCCAAAAGGGTATAGGGAATCACGTATTGATACACAATATCCCCAGAAGCATCGTATTCATTGACAACTTTTTTGGCCAAATCTCCAGCTTTTGCTCCCGCTGGATATTCTAACGACTCGATTGTTTCTACAATCGGATTGGCACTTCCTCCAGCAAGAACACTGGTAAATGTAAATGTCGAGGATTGTCCTTGTACTAACTCCCAGTCCTCTTGTATTGTTGTGTTGTCATAACCCAAATTATTTCCGCTCTTATCAACGGCATTTCCAACAATGGCATCGTCCACAATCACTGAACCACCAGCCGCATTAGGGTCGAGTTCAATTAGCTGATTGATTCCGTCTTTGTATGTTGCCCCGCCAGTAGCCACATCTACCGTGAATGGATCAACCGATGCTCCCGGTGTCAGACTATTAAATACCGTATGGCGACGGAAATACGTTGGAAGTTCCGAGACACCCGCTCGGGCGTTAAACTGCAAAACTGTTTCTGCTCTACCCTTCACAACAAAAAACTTCATTCGAGTTACAGGAAGCTTTTGCTTAATCAAAATTCGATCTCGATTCCCGTGATTATCGGTGAATCGACCCATGCTCGCTTCAAAATAACTGGAAAAGAATATGTCTGCATTCATAACATCAACGATTTGAAAGGGGCGTACAGCGTTCGCGGCGATGGTATAGTCAACATTCGTGTCATCAGTTATGTCGATAGAATATTGCACCCACTTCATGTGTGCTGAATCTAAAGAGTATTGTAATGTAAAAACAGCGGTGGAGTCTCCGTCCGCATCATTGCCTGATAAGTCATACGTTTTTGGAGTGCCGGTGGCTTCTGCCCAGGCACATACAATGTTATCTCCTCGACCCGTGTTCGTTGGGCAAGGAAATGTGGGATGATGAGCACGATCATCTATTACCCAAACACCCCAAAAATCATTAGCAAATGGATTCATAAACCAAGTCATAATAATAGTTCCTCGTTGTTGTCTGCTTTCAAGACCATCGTATTTATGTAGTAACTGGGAATGAAAAAAGCCCATCCCGGCAAAGCCGGGATGGGCTCCTACTTGTGCAATCCTGCTGCAATGCAGAACTAAACTCAGATCCCTACAGTCACCAAAGAGGTCAAATCGCTCCTGGAAAACGTAGTCTGAGTGTGTTTCTTCTTGGGAGTAGATTGATGGAGCTTTCGTCTCTTATCAATCTGCCCAATATCAGCGATCCGATCCTTTCGAAAACTCTTGATCGGGGCCTTATCCACCGTGGTGCGAACCGTAGAGCCTTCCCGAAGTTCATATCCGGTGAAGGTTTTCCCATTATTTTCGACGATCAACACCGTCCGTCGAACTGGGTGAGTGTGTTTTCCTTGATAAAAAAACCTAGCGACAGGCTGATTTCTTACCAAAGAATAATGTGAATTTGACATGTCCAATCTCCTCATTCTTTCGAGTTCTTTCTTGCTTCCGTCTAGTTTACCGAAAAACCGGTTTTTTGGCAAGACTAGTTTTCTCCAATTTCTTCTTTTCGTTGTTCTTCTTTGTCCCAAAATTTAGGTTCATCCATACCTTCCAGCATGGTGATGCCTAGACGACCGTTCAAAATTCCCTGAAGAATGGCATTGCCGACACGTATATGTTCGGCCCAGCGAATCACCGCCAAAGCGGATTCCTCCGAGTCAGTATCGCACTCTAAACAAGTTGTAAGGATTTTGTCTAGTTCTTCGTCTGAAAGGGCCGCGAAACGCCCTTCACTTTCATTCCATTGCAGGTCATCGTAGGGAATGACTGTATTTGGCTTGGGGACCATCAAAAATTCCTCCTAATGGTATTCTAGGATCGTCTATACTAGCTTTTATCTAGGATACCTCTTTTTCTACTTCGCTGTCAACATCGGTTTTTGGCTTTTTTCGAAACCGATCTAAAAAGATCAAGGTTACCCAGCCAAGGATTGCACTTCCTATACTTTTGAAAATCCAAAATAGAATAGGTGTTGTAATTGGGCCAATGAACTCTTTTTGTCCTAATTTTGGTTCATTTTTATCCATGTTGACCTCCTATTAAATAATCCTTCTCCACATATATAGACTAGCAACTAGAAAGGAGGGTTCCACATGGAACAACTACAAGAACAACTGCTCATGGAAGAAAAAGCGAAGCCAATAAGGCCAAAAGATCTCGTATATCCGACTGTCCGCTTTGAGGACTACTACAGCCCACCGCCCCGATCAGAGGAAAAGCGTTTCGCTTCGGTTCGTGAATTGGCTGAGGATGACGAATTCAAGAACGTCTATTCACATTTCTACAGCTTTACAAGATTTGAACTTGACATACCGATTGGAGAGACAACCGAAGATCAGAACAACTTCTCTCCAGAGAAGCAAGTCGCAGAACTCATGAAATGCACAACCGACTTCTTCTATTGGGCACATAGGTACGTCAAAATTTTACACCCGGTACATGGTACGATTCCATTCATTCTATACATATATCAGCGGCAAGTCATTGATAAATTCTCCGGCTACGGTTGGAACATGCTCAGTAAATTCCGACAAGGTGGATTGACTACCGTTGCCGTGTTATGGGGATTATGGAGATGTCTGTTTCAAAAAGACCAGCAAATCTACGTTTTATCCAAAACCGACCGTGAAGCCTTGGCGGCGGGAGACATAGCAAAGAAAGCAATGGACAACTTTCCGGCGTGGATGTACGACCTCAGCCAAGCCGACATTAGCAAACATGAAAAGAAATTTGGCGATACTGGCTCTAAAATTTGCTTCTACACGCCGGAAGCCGCCCGTGGTAAATCAGCCACTCTGCTAATCATCGACGAAGCCGCGTTTATTCCCGACATGTATGAGCACTACAAGGCTATGTATCCAGTTATTGCTACCGGTGGAAATATAGCGGTGATTTCGACGGTTAATGGCATCGGCAATTGGTATCACGATATGTACAAAGAAGCCGAAGCAGGTGAAAACTTCTTCAAAATTATTGAATTGGATTACTGGGATCATCCGGTCTATGCCAACCCCAAATGGGCTAGGCAAACTAAAGCCAACATGGGTGAAAAGGAATGGCAACAAGAAATCTTGCGTGACTTCCTTGGGTCTGGTGAGACTTATATTCCGACACGAATTATAGGACAACTAGATCGGTTCACACGAAACAATGCACCTATTCGGGCAGCTTTTGACAAGTACGAGAACAGGCAAAAAGAAAACTCTCGTAAGGCCGATTGGGAAAGAGGAGCTTTGTGGATATGGAAGGAACCTGCGGACGGTCACGAATATATTATCCCGGTTGATAGTGCTGAAGGTGTGGAGGGTGGTGATAATTCATGCTTCCAAATTATAGACGGTGCAACGCTAGAACAGGTGGCTGAATTCTACAGCAACAACGTACCGCCGCACATCTATGCTCAAATCGTCAACCAGATAGGAATCTACTACAACACAGCAACGGTTGTGGTGGAGTCTAATGCGGTCGGCGGAGCAGTGTTGAGCAATTTACAGAATGATTTGGCTTATGAAAATCTTTACTTCGAGCAAAAAAAGAGGGGGACTGGTTGCGGGGTCAGGGTCGGCCCGGCGAACCGAGGAGTTTTCTTGGAAGCTTTACAACACCGATTGATGAATGGAACGCTACGAATCAATAGTCGTAGATTCGTTAGGGAATTGTCTACATTTATTTGGAGTCGTCAGAAACGGAGAGCCGAGGCCGAAAAGGGAAAACATGATGATTGTATCATGGCGATGGCGATTGGTCTGTTTGTTCGAGATGAACGAATGCGAGGAATTCCTGTGGGGGCGGAGGTTCCTGAAGAAATGGTGAAGATCTTCAAGAGCGATACCTACGAAGAAATAAAACGAGAAATTCTTGAGGGCAGGCCGGAAAATTGGTTGTCTGATGAAAATTACGATCCGATATCAATTGAATCGGGAGAATTGCTTCTGCCTACCTTTAATATACCTCAGAGAAAGAACGACAAATTGCTCCGTGAGTTCGGGTGGTGAAATTTATGAAAACTGAAAGATCAAAACAACTAATTGAACAAGCTCTCAGGGCGATGCCGCAGGATTTCTCTTTGCGAGATGCTCGTTATCATATTGGTAGAGCATTGGCTGAAATTCAGAAGGTAGAAAAAAAGAAGGCTAAAACAAAATCAGAGATAACGCCTCGACAACAGTGGGAATTCGAACTAAAAAGCGGAAAACTCGTACCGCCAGGAATGAACGATGTTCAGAAAATAGACTATATCAAACAAATTGATGAACTAATTTCTGCCCAACAAGAAAAAATAGATTCCGTTGACAAACCTCAATCCAAAGATTTATTCACAGATTGAAGATCCTGTTGATTGAGATAATAGTAATATCGCTCATACGAGTCTTGGGCTTGTTCAATTAACTCTGGAGGTGTCTCGTCTTCAGTGGGCTCAGAAAAACTCACTGGACCAAGCGGGTCTTTTAGGTTTAAGTAGCGTTCGATCAGAATTTGCCCACGCCCGTCTGCTAAATCTTGCCAAGTCAAAAACACGGCTTTTGGCGTTCGTTTGGCCATCTCACAGATTCTTCGTAATCGAAAACAATAGTATCTACATGCTGTATGTGCTGTATAGTTCTCGGTTTGAATAATGTTGATGCTGGGTTTGGCTGGGCGGATTAGGTAGATGAATTTGCAGATTTCATAAAGAGATTTAGAGGTAAAAGATGCATTGTGAAGCAAATGGTTTCCATAGACAGCGGCAGCGTTGTCAAGTTTATGGCCATGTTCAAAAAGCCAATCAAGATCGGTGGGATGAGTATAAACCCTATCTTTTGGATAAATTACGACACGAGGGTTCTCATTTAAGATACGCACCAGTTCTTCGGACTCAGAACCCAGATGACTGACTACAAAAGCTACTTTCTTCATATCTAGATTAGAGTGTTATGAAAAGCGAAAGACTAGATAGATACGGCAACTAAAAACAATACAGGTGAGGAAAACCTATGCCCTGGTGGGATTTTTACAAGTTGTGGACCTACACATTTGAAAAGGGTCCACTTGAGAAACGAAGAGAACGACAACGCGACATGGCCGGGGCTGGCATTGGCATCCCCGAAGCAATTCCTGATCTTAGGGGTGAAGCATGGGGCGGCGGATCTCAGGGACAGGTTCGTCTGCACGCAAGCAACGAATTTGTAGATCTTCAAAGTGTTACCAATCGCATATCCCGATATCGAGAATATGAGCGACTAAGAAATGTAGCGGAAATCGAAATGGCCATGACGGTTATGGCTGATGAAGCGTGCGTCGTGGGAAACACTAAAATATCCACGGTATTTGATGGGTTTCGTACCATCCGCTGGCTAACTGAGCGTTGGGAACAAGACAGAAAGCCTTTTCTTGTTTATTGCTACGACTTCGACAAAGAGGATTATACATTCGGTTGGGCTTACGATCCTCGACTTGTTAAAAAGTCAGATACGATTAAAATCGCCCTTGATGATGGACGTTGCGAAATAGTTACACCCGATCACCGACTTCTTTTAGCAGATGGATCTTGGATTCACGCAGGGGAATTAAAAATTGGTGACGAATTATTGCCGTTTTACCGAATGCCTCCAAATCGTTTGCTGAATGACCTTACTGTCGGTCAGTTTCCAAGGATCTACAGTTTCAAAGATGGTTGGAAACACGAACGTCAAATGATAGATGAATGGCGTACCGGCTACACCGAACGTCGTTACCAGCGGGTAAATGAAGCAGCCAGACTAATTGCCAATGGCCTGCCAACTCGTCAAGTCGCTAAAATAATGGAACACCAATGGAAAAGCATTGGTAGTTGGTTGAAAAAAGAAGGTTTTTCAGTCGAAGAACTCAAATGGTTGGGTGGAAGAAAAAAAGTTCGTAGAGTGCTCGCAGTAATGCCCCACCATGAACTTAATGTGTACGACTTATCAGTCAAAGAACACGAAAACTTCTGCACCGATTCGGTTGTTATGCACAACTGCCAAAGAGGCGATAACAACCATATCTTCAAAATCCATTGCGACAATAGCGAAGTGGTAGAAGAGCTTGAATTTTTGCTCTTCAATCGCAAGATGTTGAACCTGGACCGGCGTATTTGGAATATGACAAAACGTCTTATTATCAATGGTGACGGTTTTTATGAATTGCTTACCAATCCAGAGAAGCCATCAGATGGCATATTGAAGATTCAGGACTTACCGGCTGATAGCATGTATAGGATTGAATCAACAAAATGTCGCCTTATCGAATTCCAGCAATCAAAAGAGGGACCAGATTTTCACGCCTTGACCCGCTCAGAGGTTACAAAAGCTACTGAGGCGGACTTGCAACAATCAACGGCTATACGATTTTCGCCCCATCAAGTAATACACTTTCGAATTGGTGATGATAGGCGAACATTCTATCCCTATGGTCAATCACTTATCGAGCCCGCACGCGGGCCTGCCCACCAACTTCGACTGATGGAAGATGCTATGGTGGTCTATCGACTTACTAGGGCACCTGAGCGTAGGGTTTTCTATATTGATGTTGGCTCATTACCAGCCTTCAAAGCGGAAGCTTTCATGGAACGGTTGAAAGATCAGTTCCGAAAGAAAAAGGTTGCAACTTCTCGCGGAGGAGCAACAGGAGCAAATGCGGTAGAAGAAAGATGGCACGCACCGGCTGCTGATGAGGATTATTGGCTGCCCATTCGACCTAATGCTAACACACGCATTGAAACACTACCGGGAGCACAGAATTTAGGCGAAATTGATGATGCATTGTACTTCAGAAACAAACTATTTTCTGCACTGCACTTCCCACGTAACTATTTCAATAACGAAGATCCAGGTCAAACAAGAATCACACTATCAGCACAAGACATCAAGTTCGCCAGAATGATTGAGCGTATCCAAAGCAATATCGTTGATGGAATTATTGAACTCAGCGAACGACACCTAGAAATGCGTGGATTCCCGGAAGAATCCTATGAAGACTTACAAATCGACATGACCCCGCCTTCGGCCTGGAAGGAATTGAGCGAAGCAGAAGTCATCAATCAGCGAATCAATTGGATTACAAGTTTGAAGGGTTCAATGATTATGTGTGACCAAGATCTTCTTACTCGCTACGGACAGATTCCAGAAGATGAGGCGGTTAAGATTGAGGCTCGAAACAAGATTCAAAAATTGGAGGAACTCAAACTCCAAATCATTGGTCAAAACCCACAACTTCTTGGCGTGGGAGTCCCAGGACAACCTCAAGGCGAGGAAGAAATGGGTGCAGAGGCGGGCGGGCCAAGTCCAATGTTGGGCGAGCAACCTCCTGGTGGGCAACCTCCAGGTGGAGGCGAACAACCTCCAGGTGAACAACCTCCAGGTGAAGAGCCAACAGCAGGTGCTCCAGCACCAGCAGGCGGACAACCTCCAGCTACAGGTGCCGCAGCCCTAGCTGAACCTGATAGAGAAGACATCAAACGGTATGACCTTGATATCGAAGATTACAGTCGTGAGGCGGATGCCGAAGATATTGACTTTAGTACGGAGCTATAGAAGCCACGAGCATCAGTGAATTGAAATGAGCTTTAACAAATGGTTTGAAAACAAGAAGGTAGAATGGCCCTTTCCTTGGCCTAATCGACAAGGTACAGGTGACGAACCTCATCCTGGAGATACCCCGCCACAAGTTCTTCCAGACGGTCACTACGTCTTATATCACGGCACCAATATGACAAATGCCAGGAAAATTATTGAGCAACGAAGGGTTCTCAAAGATGACATAGGCTATGTGGGAATTTGCACGACTCCCAGAGCGGCTGGGACATACGCTGCTATGAAGGCGAGTGCCAAAGAGGATAATGCTTCCGTTGTTCTGAGATTGATTGTTGATAAAGATTGGTTCCTTTCGCAAGAAATAAGCCGCGAAGGAGGGGGAAGCGGAAAAGATCAGTGGCTTATTCACGCAGAAGAAATGCCACCCGAGGCCATTAGGGCACTGAGCATTTTTAGTATTTGGGGAGAAAGGCAGTGAAATTCAAAGTTTGGTTAGAATCAAGATATAATTGGTTCGATGAAAAAGATCAGAGGAGGTTTCTGATGTTATTCAAAAAACTAAAGAACGGAACCCTGCCCCCAAGATATTCACAATGGAAACAACTCACAAATAAATTAGAAGGTCAAGATCTCGCTGTAATTCAGAACTTCATTAGACTTGTTATCTTACAAGAAATATTTGGTAGAGATTATTTAATGGGAAAAGAAGCCGAAATTATAGAATTTCTCAACAGTTTGGCAGGCCAGCCAGGAGAAATAAATCGTCAGTGGATGACAGAGGAGAACGATCCGTTCAAATTAAGGGGAATGGTTCATCAGGCAGATAATTCAGATGAAGCAAGGGTTGCTAAAGATCTAATAATGAACAATTGGTCTTATCTAAACAGCAATGGTAAGATTCAATACGTTTAGTAATTATTCGCCTTCTGAACTAGTATCTCTAAATCAGTAATTATCCGCCAGGACCGCCACCTTCACCACCGTCTCCCTCTGAACTAGTATCTGCTAAGGAGGGAACAACAACGTCACCATCACTACCCTTTTCTGATTGTCCCAAACGATCAGCCTTGGTCATGTCTGGTGATCTGTCAAGCTTATCCAGTTGTTCCTTAATATCGGGATCTTTGTTGGCAAGTTGGCCAAAGAAGTCCTTCGTCTCAGGCTCATAGCGATCCCATGCCATCCGAACAATTCTCTTCAGCGTATCATCCTGGCTATCGGGGCTTGCGTTTGGATCGCCAATATTTCCCATTTCTCTAAGTTGTATGT